GAAGCAGCAACCATCGTTTGACAACCGCGAGGTTCTGGAGAATCGCTTTCAGTGGATTTTCGAGTCCAAGGATGCGGCAGACAGCAGTGGCAACCCGTTCCGCTTCTCGAAGTTCACCAGCGTAAAGTTCGGCAACGACAAGAGCGGGCTCACCATCCTGCTTGACGCGATGATGGCACGGCGTCTCACCACCGAGGAGTTCCAGGCGCTTGACCTCGAAGAGCTGAAGGGCAAGGACTGGAAAGTCATGGTGGACGAGAAGCAGAAGGCCAATGGCTACATGGCGAACACCGTCCTTTCCGTCAAGCCCGCACAAGCCCGCACAGCGCCCACACAATCTCGGCAGACCCTTGCAGGTATGACAGGAGGCAACGCTCCGCAGAATCGCCGCCCAGCGCCTGTAGTGGACGAGAATGAAGGACTAGAAGATCCGTTCGCGGACGATTGATGAAGGGACGGCAGAGGAGAAGCGTCGGAGCTGCCAAGTACAGGCGCTTCCCTCCTGCCGGTGAACCAGAAAGGAACACGATGGAAGTATACAGACTTTCCGATCATGCCAACTCGTTCACACGCATTCAGTCCGTGGCGCTTGTGTCGCGGATTGTGGAGATGATCGGGTCGAACGTGAAAGATCCGGCAGACAGGAAGCGCCTACTCACGGCGCTCACTCAGTTTTCGGCGGAGATTGCTCCGGCTCACCAAGCTATAGGGGCGAAGGGGTAGACAAAAGCAGAGTGGGAGAAGTGCAACGCGCCTAAAGCGTGGGCACCGTAGAAAGGCAAGTAATATGTTTCAATTTATTCAGAAATGGCCTCGGCGTTTTCGTTTCGAGGGTGATTTGATTTCGGGGCAGTCGAAGGGGTGCGCCGTCTCTGTTCAGGTTCGCTACTCGCGCTTCTTGTGGTTCCCGCAATGGGCGCATGAGAAGGATTCTGCGATTGTGGATCTTGGGCTTTTTGTTCCTCGCCACGATCCAGACAAAGGCTATCGGTGTATTGGTTTCCATTTCAGTGTTGGGAGTCTTCGGATAATTCGACGGCGCTGGGCGCGATCATGAACACATCACAATCGGTACGACTAATGCGCCAGCGCCTCGCCAAGAATAGCGCCCTGGCGGACATCGGGCGGGCGGAGAACCAACCTGTAGACATTCGCGTCCAGGGCGCTGCCGTGGAGGAGTTGGAGGCAGAGATAGACAGACTCCACCACCGGCTCGAAAACCAGGCGCGGACAATCAAAGTGCAGGAGGCCACGATAGCTAGGCAGGGGGAGGATGCAGAAAATCTATCCAAACTACTTGAGTGCGCTGCAAACGAGGAGGAGCGAAAGGACTGGCTTCTGTGGTGGGATGCAGGTTTTCAGCAAGGAAAAGAGGGGTCGGTCTACATGGACAAGCTGAACTACTGGGAGAAGTGGGCAAAGCTCATCTTTGGCGACTTGCTTTCCTCGATTCATAAGTACCAGGACGGCGCGTACTGCTCGTCAAGCACCCACGCCAATTCTGCGCTGGTGTACCTGCATCGGATTTTCTGCCCTTCTGAAAAGGCTCCGTGTAAAGAGACGGCACTGATTTTAGAGCAGGCATACCAAGAAATGCGGATACTCCGCGCCGTGCCAGAAGCATTTAACCCCCTACGGGACTCCACGCGCCCCGTAGAGCCGCCTGTGCCCACTGAGGCGGCAAATGTACCACGGGAGGCTGTTGGGGTTCACCCATCGCCCAATGTCACGATAGCAGAGAGGTTAGGAAAATGAGCAAGTACATACACTGCCCCAAGTGCCACCGCATCATAGGCGAGTATGCCCCCGATGGGCTATCTGTCTGTGTAGAGCACTCGGGGCGCAAGACGTGCTTTTACGAGCGTGGGGCAACCTCCTGCTCTTGCGGGACGACGGTAGAGATTCGGATTCCTAGAGGGGATAAACGAGGGGAGAAGGTGCTTAAGTGAGAGGAAAGGCGACAGACCCAGAAGTAGTAGCGCAGGTAACAGCGGCTCTACTTGCGGGAATGGAAATAGCAGACGCGCAACAGAAATTCGGGATACCTTACCGAACCGTTAAGCGTTTGGCGGATAACCTTGGCCCTAAGTTGGCAGAAGTTGGCAATAAAAAGCTAGATAGGATCGGTGATTTGTTAGCTGGTTTAATCGAAGCGAATGTAGAAGGGATGGCAGCAATTGCCCGTCAAGCAACCAAAGAAAGTTACCTCAAAGAACACGGCCCCTCGGCTCTCTCCGATCTTTACGCGCAGTTTGCAGACACAACGGTTCGACTTCTCGAAGCAGCGGGGAGCGTTGCCGAGGCTGGATAGCAAGCCTAGTCAAGAGCGCGAACCCTACCTTGACTTCCTGCGGCGCACACTGCCTAAGTCGTGGACGGTAGACGCTCCGCACATCCGCCTGATCGCCGAGCATCTGGACAAGGTGAGGCGCGGGGAGATAGATCGGCTTGCTATTCATATGCCACCGCGCCACGGTAAGTCCGAGAGCGTTACCTATCGCTTCCCGATCTGCTGGCATCTTGATAATCCGGGGTGCAATGTCCTGGTGACAGGCTACAACCAGCGCTTTGCCAACAAGTTTGGGCGCAGGACTCGCAACCTAGCGGCAGAGCTTGGCATGGTGTCGGGTGACAAGGCCGCGATGGACGAGTGGAGACAAACGCCGGGGGGCTGCTCATGACTCGCGGCGTCGGCTCACCGCCCACCGGAACAGGGTTCAACCTCATCGTGATCGACGATCCGGTAAGGCGCAGGCAAGACGCCGAGAGTGAGACGGTGAGGGAGGCTACATGGGACTGGTACACAGACGACTTGTACCAGCGCCTTGAGCCGGGTGGGGCAATCGTGCTTATCATGACACTTTGGCATGAGGACGACATCGGCGCGCGTGCCGTGGCCTCGGAGCCGGGGCGCTGGACTGTCCTAAAGCTCCCCGCCATTGCTCTAGACAACGATCCAATGGGACGTGAGTCGGGCGGCGCTCTTTGGCCTGACAGATACCCTGTGGAGGCGCTCCAGCGAATCCGCGATGTGATGGCGCGTAACGAGGGGGAGAGAGCTTTTGAGGCGCTCTACCAGCAGAACCCAACTCCACGCGAGGGTAGCATCTTCAAGGTTTCCATGCTCGACTTTGTGGACGTAGTGCCATCTGGCTTGCCCACCGTGCGGAAATGGGACGTAGCGGCAACCCAGGACGATGGGGATTTATCGGTAGGCGCAAAGATGAGTGGGCCGGACAAGAGCGGCATCTACTACGTTGAGCATATCCACGCCGGGCAGTGGGAGAGTGCCGAGCGAAACCGGCAGATGCGCCTCACTGCGGAGACAGATGGCAGGGAGGTAAAGATTATTGTGCCAGAAGATCCAGGCAGTGCTGGTAAGGACTCTGCGCGGGCATTTATCACGCTCCTGGCAGGCTTTCCGGTGAAGGCAATACGCGAGACGGGTAACAAGGCAGTCAGAGCCGATCCGTTCGCGGCTCAGGTAAACGCAGGGAACGTGCGCCTGGTGCGTGGTGATTGGAACCGGGCGTATGTCGAGGAGCTGCGCCAGTTCACGGGTGCGGATGGTGGCAAGGACGACAGAGTAGACGCCTCCTCGGGTGGATTTTCGGCACTTGCTCGGCCTATCGTCAATTGGGATGTTTTCTAGTTCCTTGACAATCCGTACACTTTTGCTGTACACTCGCTCTATCGTCTTGCTTCGCGTGTGCGGTTTATCTAAATCACGGACTGTAAGGCACTGTTTTTCGACTCTGTTTGTGCGCTCCGTTCCTCGGACGTAAACGCAAACGGGAGGGTATTTCCTCCCCTTGTTGTTTGCCGGGAGCGGGGCGCATTTGTCACTCTGGGATAAAGCTAAATTTAGGTTGCCGTGGGTGGTTAAGGGACAGTCTCCCTTGCCATTGCCCAGCGGCGGCAGTTTAGGCGCTACCCCAAACTGGATACAGATGCTCCTGGGTGGCTGGTCTGTCCAGTCACTCGCCATCTCTCCCTCTGAGGCTCGCGACGGTAAAGACAACTCTATCGTCGGCATCCTCGTAAACTGGATCGCTACTTCTTGGCTCGTTGCGCTTCCTGTCGTTGGGCCGCTTGACGAGCAGGGCAAGGTAGTTGCCAACCCAAGTCACCCGCTACCCCTGCTACTCTCCTATCCCTCGCCGTTTGCCGAGATGGATGGCGCGGCGCTTCTCTCGGCATGGGTGCGTGACTACGTTACCAAGGGCAATGCGTACTCTCACATCGTTGCATCACGCTCAGGCGCTCCGGTTGCGCTCGACTATCTCCCTGCCGCTCTTGTCTCTGCCGTGCCTGATGCAAACGGGCGGCTCCTGCGCTACGACTACACGGTAAACGGCGTCGTCCGACCTCTCAAGCCCTCGGAGGTATTGCACTTCCGCAACGGCATCGATGAGACAAACCCGCTTCTGGGCATCTCTCCCCTGGCGGCTCAGTACCGCGAGATCGTGACGGACAATAGCTACTCTGACGCATCGGCCTCTATCGGCAAAAACGGCGGCATGAACGCTGGCGTGTTCTCCCCGCGCATCACCGCAGACGGCATAATGCAGATGACGAGCGACCAGGCGCGGGAGCTTTCCGACAAGTTCAACGAGAAGCGCCGCCAAGACCCAGGCCGTACTAACTTCCTCCCAGGCTCGGTGGACTACCACAAGATCGGGCTATCCCCTGCGGAGATGGCGCTTAACGATGTCCGCGCCATGCCAGAGACGCGCATCCCTGCCGCGCTTGGCATCCCTGCCATTCTCCTCCAGCTCTACACCGGCATCCAGAAGTCCACCTACAACAACCTCGCGGAGGCTATCCAGCAGGGCTGGCGTGGTGGCATTATCCCCATGATGCGGGTGTTTGAATCGCAGATAAACCTCAAGCTCATGCCGCTCTACGGCAATGGCAAGCGTGATGTGTTCGCGTGGGATACCTCGGTGGTTCCCGAGCTGCAAGACGATACTCTGGCGCTCCGCGAGGCAGACAGAGCCGACGTAGCAGCAGGCATCCTCACCGCAGACGAGGCACGGGAGCGGCAAGGGCTAGGGCCAAAGCCCATCGAGGCCACGCCATCGCCAACCGTAGAGCCTGCGCTACCTGCCGCAAAGTCCTACCGAGCCTTGCTGCCCTTCCGCAAAGTAGCGGGGCAGACTCCTGGCAATATCTACGACGTGGCAGACGCTTTCCGCCGTGCTCTGGCGCGTGACGAGGCCGCAACCATTGACGCGCTGGCTACTGAGTGGGCACGGGCGCAGAGGAGCCTAGACAAGCGCATCAAGGAGCTGCTGGACTACATTGGCAAGAACGAAGAGACGGACGGCTGGCGAGACGAGGCGCTGAAGCGTCTGCTGACTCTCCAAGAGCAAATCAGTGATGAGCTTTCCGGGCTTGCGGATCGAGGCGCGGCGATTGTCGAAGATGGGCAACGAACCGCGATACTCTCCACCACGCAGTACGCTGAGCCTCTTGCGCGTGCGGCGGCAGGAGCCGTGCCAGCAGGCAAGGTGTTCCCCTGGGCTACTCTCTCCTCTGATGCGTTTGAAGCGCTTGTGGGTATGTCCTCTGATGGATCACCACTTTCTGCACTTCTGGACTCGTTCGCAGGAGATACCGGCTTGCTGATTCGCAACGCACTCCTCGACGGCATTGTCAAGGGCGAGAACCCGCGCACCGTAGCACAGCGCCTCTCCGTCACCAGTAGCGTCTCACGCGCCCGTCTGGAGGCCATAGCGCGAACGGAGATGCTCAGAGCCTCACGCGAGGCAAGCCGCCGAACCTACGCCGCCAATGGTGACGTACTGAGCGGATACCGCAGACTCTCTGCCGCTGACTCCCGCACCTGCATCTCCTGCTGGGCACTGCATGGCACTCTCTCTACCACCGCCGAGATCATGCCTAGCCACACTAACTGTCGCTGCACGATGGTTCCTCAGATTCGCTCATGGGCTGAGATTACCGGCGACATGAGCATCCCTGACGAGCGGGAGACGATGGCAAGCGGCGCGGAGCTTTTTTCCATGCTCCCCGAATCCGATCAGGCTGAGATTCTAGGGCCATCGCGCTTTGAGATGTACCGCGCTGGCGCTCCTCTGGAGTCGTTCAGCGCAACGGAGAACGATCAGCAGTGGGGGCCGACAACGAGAGTCAAGCCGCTCGCCGAGGTAACACAATGAAACCCAATCAATTCGACGCTACCCAGCCTATCCGCAAGCGCTTTGCCATCAAAGCGGCAGATGCGGCTCTGGAGGCCAATACGCTCAAGGGCGCGGCGGCAGGCATCGGCAACATAGACAGCCACGGCGACGTGATATTCCCCGGTGCGTTCTCGCCTGAAGTGCTTGCCGAGTTCCTCCGCTCAGGCTTTGTGGCGCTTGCCCATGAGTGGGACGATTTGCCCATCGGCTACCCCACCGTCGCCGAGGAGCGGGGCAGGATGCTCTACACCGAGGCAACATTCCACAGCACGTCGGAGGCGCAGGACGTTCGCGCCGTGGCATCGGAGCGTATCGCGGCAGGCAAAAGCGTCGGGTTATCGGTGGGCTTTTTCTGCCAGATGGGAGACTGCATCGACTTTCCTAATGGCATGGAGCTGCTCACCTACGCTCGCGGCCTGGGCATCAACATGGACTTGCTCGATGTGGCGGCGATTGCGGCCTATGACGACTACATCCGGGCAATCATGAAAGTCTCGCGGCTCGTTGAGTACAGCATCGTGACGATCCCCGCCAACCCTGAAGCCGAGGCCATGAGCGCCAAAGCGCAGGCGGCAAGCAAACCAATTTCGACAGTGCGCGAACTAGAAGCACTCCTGCGGGATGCGGGGCAGACTCGCAGTATCGCGGCACAGTCCATTACTAACCTCAAAGCACACCTGCGGGACGCGGAAACAGACGAGGTTTCACCGGGAGACACTACTCCCCTAAGTCCGGGCGCGGATAGCGCCATGCAAATAAATCTACGCGCTCGCGCTCTCGCAGCTCGCTCGCGTGCATTGAGGAATTAATGAACCTGAAAGAAAAACTGGATGCTCTCCAGAAAAAGAGCCAGTCGTTCGAGGGGATGATTGAGGCTGGTACGCTCCTGTCTGCCGAGCAAATGGCAGAGTTTGATACCGTCGTAAACGAAATTGAGTCGGTGAACAAGCAGCTCGAAGTTGCTGAGCGAAGCGCCAAGGCTCGCGCCTCTGCCAACGCTCCTGCCAACGCACTGCCCCTGCCTACCGCCACCAGCCCACAGGCCGAGCGCAAGACGCTCATCCTGCGAAGCGCCGCTGGTGCCAAGGTCGATCACTGGGAAGGCTCTACTCGCGAGGAGAAAGCCACCAACGCTTACGGCTTTGGTATGTGGTGTCTCTCGCTCATGGGTGAGGACAAGCTCGGTTCTCTGGCTACCAAGGCCAGCGAGTACTGCAAGAGCATCGGCGTACTCAAAGCGCACTTTGAGCGTGACAACGAGTCGGGCGGGTTCTTTGTCCCGGATCAGTTTGTCAATACCATCATCGATCTTCGCAATCAGTACGGACAGTTCCGCCAGTTCGCCCAGGTGCTTCCCATGTCCTCCGACGTGGCAACTATCTCCCGCCGCTCTACCGGCCTCTCTGCGCTCTGGGTTGGCGAGTCTGCCAGCATCACCGAGAGCACAATGGCATGGGATCAGGTTCGCCTTGTTGCCAAGAAACTTGCGTCCTACGCGGTGCTTTCCTCTGAGCTGTCTGAGGACTCGGTGATCGATCTTGCCAACTACCTCGCTCAAGAGATGGCCTACCAGATGGCCTACCAGGAGGACTTGGCAGGCTTTACCGGAGACGGCACCAGCACATTCGGTGGCATCATTGGAGCCACTGCCAAGCTCAAGGGACTCTCTGCCACCATCGCCAACATTGCCGGGCTTAAGGTCGGCACGGGCAACGCCTACAGTGAACTTACCCTTGGAGACTTCCGCGCCGTGGTTGGCAAGTGCCCCAGCTATGCACGTCGTAACGCCGCCTGGTTTGTCCACCCGGTTCTCTACTTTGAGACGATGGTGGGGCTTGCTGAGTCGGCGGGTGGAACCACTACCACCGAGCTGATCAACGGCACTCGCCGCGATATGTTCATGGGCTACCCGGTAAACCTGATCGAGGTGATGCCAAACGTTGAGGCCAATAGCCAAGTTTGCGCCCTCTTTGGTGATCTGCGCTCCGCTGCTATCCTAGGCAACCGTCGCGGCATCACGGTATCGCGCTCCGAGCACGTCCGCTTCGTGAACGACGATCTCGTCCTTAAGGCCACGGCTCGCCTTGACATCAACGTCCACAGCACTGGCAATGCCTCTGCAACCGCCAGCCTGCGCGTACCCGGCCCGCTTGTCGGACTCATCACCGCCGCCGCGTAATGACTACGTTTAGGGAGCGGGAAAGCTCGCTCCCTGGAGAACTTAAATGGGAATCCCTCTGCAAAACATCTATGTCCAGAACGTAACGCCCCCGGCGGCGATTGTGGACAATGCCGCATTTACCACGGCTGAGATTGATACCGTCGTGGGCGGCATCAAGTACAACTACCTCACCGTCTTGGTGAGCTTTGGCGCAATGGACATCGCCGTGTCTGCTATGGCGCTTCAGTCCAGCGACACCAGTGGCTCCGGCTTTACCAGCGTCACAGGCTATGTCGGCGGCACTGACTTCACGCTCCCCAGCGCAACGGCGGATAACACCGTCTACGCGTTCCAGGTTGATCTGCGCGGTAAAAAGCGCTACTTCGATCTCTCCCTCACGGGCGGCGATGGAAGTGCAGGTACGTACTGCTCCGTGCTTGCGATCCTGAGCCAGGCCGCTGAAACTCCGATTGCGACTGCAGCTAAGGGCTTCGCTGTGGAGATTATCGGTTAATGACTCTAGCTGAGGCGCGCGCGGCCCTCAAGCGCACGGTGCAGGCAAGTGTCGAGCCAATCCTAACAGACGTTGAGATTGACGAGATACTAGCCGATCACCTGCGCTACTCCGACTACTTGGCGGCTACCGCCTATGTGGTGGGCAACCGTGTGCGCCTCAGCAATGGGCGAATCTATCGGTGCATTGTGGCAGGCACAAGCGCCGCCAGTGGACTCGGCCCCGAGTGGCCTGATGCTCCCTACGCCCACACTGGGCAGACATTTGATGACGGCACGGGTGACTTGCGCTGGCAAGACGATGGTGCAGACTCTATCGGCGCTTACGACTTAGGTGGCGCGACGCATGATGCGTGGATGCTCAAGGCGGCGAAAGT